TGCAAGAGATATTCATAGGCATGGTTTAACTGATAAGATAATTAAAGTTCTGCCGGGATTAGGCCATACAAGCGGGCAGGGATGGTGCTGGGATCCTGTTCCTCCTTTATATGTAATTCATAATACAGCAGGAACCCGTAATGCCAGAAGAAATAAGGGCAAACCTGAAACGGAAGATAACTGGCAAAGAACAGAAAATGAAAATAGCAATATTGGGACTCGGCTCTTCAATAAAAGAGTTTGACCCGAAAGAATTTGAATTGTCAATAGGCGTTAATGACATCTGGAAATATCATAAAACGGATGCGGTTGTTTGTCTTAATAAACCTAAAGAATTTACACAAGACAGGTTAAAGATTATCAATGAAAGCACTCCAAAGGTTTTTTACTCGCAAATGGTTATTTGGGATGTAAGACCAGATTTTGTTAAGATAGATATCCTGCCCGGTTATCCTGATCGCATCTGTTCTTTGGATGGTCCGGGTTTTAATAAGTCTTATTGTTCGCCTTTCATTGCGGTGCAGATTGCTTTCAAATATTATTTTGCAACTGAGATACATTTGTTTGGCGTTGATCTTATTGATCATCCCTTTCTTGACCGGACTTTATGCGGGAAGATAAAGATTCATTTTCAAAACTTAAAGATAGCACTATTGGCAAAAAACTGTGAACTAATTATTAATGGAGAGGGAATTTTGAAAGATATTTAATAAAATATTTGTTTATTCAAGAATAAGGTTTAATTTTGTCTCAGCAAACATTCAAAATGATGCAAAAAGAAATTTATTTAAGAAGCCTGATTAGAATTGATGCCCAGCATCTGGGGTTTGCCATTGGTTCGAAAAGGCTTTCTTTAATAAATACATGGTAAAATGGAAAAATGTAAAAAAAATCATGACTTAAAAATATCAAATTTTAAAATGCCACAGCCAGACCCGGAAGAAATAAAAAAGTTTATTGAATGTTTTGGCAATAAAATGAAAGACGATCAAGTAAAAATATTGCAACTAATGGCAGATAATATTTATAGATTTCATTTAGAAAGCCATAATATGGAATGTAAAAACAAGAGCGGTCTCGGACCCGTAAATACTTGTATTTTCAGTTTTGAACACGAAAATACAAAAGGAGAAATAACTATTACTTTTTAATAAGGATAAAAATTTATTTTGATACAAAATATTTAAGACTTGGTTTGCTAATAGGATTCCGTCCAAGACACGGTCTTTAAAACCTAAAGAAACGTCTTTTAAAAATTAGCATCAGCCTCTCCATCCCGGAGGGGCTTTTTTTTACTGTCATTTTTAGTTTAGTAACTAATCTAAAATATAAAATAAACTTTGCATAATAAAACTTAAAAGTTATGAATCCAATTTTGGTAATGAATACTTATTCAACGTTGGGAGTTCCGGAAGGAACCGACGTTACTGATTTTGTTGCAGTTATATTTGGTTCGTGGACATTCTAATATGGAAGCAGTCTTAAAAATATATTCAGTAATCGGAACAGATGAAAATGAGTTCTCGTCTGATAATCTCATTTCGTTTCTTGACAGTAACCAATCTGCAACCGATTTAACTATCAGGATTAAAAGTCCCGGCGGATCAGTTAGAGAGGGTTGGACAATTCACGACTTGCTAAAAAATTCCGGTAAGAAAATAAAGACAATTGCAGAAGGTGAGCTTTATAGCATCGCTACTGTGATATATTTAGCAGGTAGTGAAAGAGATATTTATCCAAATGCGGACGGTCTAATACACATGCCGCGAATGCCTAATCCTGAAGGAGATTTTAAAGCTGCTGATTTACAAGACATGGCAGATTATATGCTTCAGGAAGAAGAAAAAATACTGAATTTATATGTTGATGAAACAAAACAAGACAGAGAACTACTTCGCGGTTATATGAAGAATGAAACAATGTTATCTGCAGACGACATGGTAAGACTTGGATTTGCTACAAAGAAACTTGAATCATTAAAGGCAGTTGCATATTTTAATTATAAATCAAATAAAATGGAAAAAGATGAAGTAAAAACATTTGGAGAGAAACTTGATGTTATTGGTGAGTCCATCAAAGCATTATTTTCTCGGCTCCCGGCTACTGATCAAAAAATAACTGATAAGGACGGGAAAGAAATTATGTTGGCAAAACCAACTGGCGCACCCGCCATTGGTGATAAGGCAACCCCGGACGGGACATTTGTAATGGCAGACGGAAAGACGATTGTTATTTCAGGCGGTGCAATAACTGAGGTTAAAGACCCCGCTCCTGCTGCAAAATCAGAACTTGAAATTGCAAACGAAAAGATTGCTGATCTGACTACAAAGATCGCTGATGCTGAAAAGACAAAAGCGGACATAGTAGCAGTTGAAGCATCGCTCAAAGAAAAAGAAGCTAAGGCAGTCGCTTTAATTACTTCTTTAACAGCATTGAAAAATACATGGAAGCCTGAAGCAAGAGGGAAATTTAGTTCTCTTGAGAAAGTCGGGGATATTGATCTCAACAGAGCAAAAGAATTAATTGATAAACAAAAAAACAATAAATAATTATGCCAACTTCACCTTCGTGTGGACACACACTTAATCTTGACAATCTTCACTTCACACCTGATGAGCTTAGGTCACTGAATGAACTTGTCGTAACTGCTGTTCTTGAAGCACCTGTCTTGAGTTCTTTTCATACCCTTGTAACGGGTATTAAGAATGATAAAAGAATCGGTATCATACCTGGAACATTCGGCTTGGTAGGGAAAGCGGCCCAGAGTTGCGATCCTACCGCTCAGTGTTATGAAGATATAGCCATTGAAAAGACATGGGAACCTAAGTATCTTGAAGTGATCATCGATATGTGTATTGATGAGATCGAATCATCCCTGATGAGATTGTATATTAGCTGTGCCAATCCTTATGATTTGACCAAAACAGAGATATTCGCATTCATTCAGAATATTCTTTCAAAAGATATTGCAAAGATGGTCTTGAGAAATGCCTGGTTCGGAGATACAGCAGCTCGAAACTTCCCGCTTGGAGTTATCACTCCCGGAGTTGATGTTAATTTCTTCAATGTGATTAACGGTTTCTGGAAGCAATTCGCAACCATTTATGCAGCCAATCCACTTCAATTACAGGCTATGCCGGGTAACACGGAGGCGACCTTCGCACTTCAGCAGTCAGTTGCTACCCCACTTTTGACCTACAACGCTGTAAACACTCTTATTGATGCCGGTATATCTGAACTTGCAGCACAACCCGACAGGATACTTCTTGTAACTCGTTCAGTAATGGACCGTCTTCGTAGACAACTTCAGGCTCTTGGAACAGCTTTTCAGGATTATAAACTGATGATTAACGGTCTTGAGTTTGCCACATGGGACGGTATTAGAATTGTTTCGATTCCACTTTGGGATCAATGGATAAGAGCTTATGAAAATAACGGCACGAAATGGAATGACCCTCACAGGGTTGTTTATACAACTGTTTCAAACCTGAATATCGGAATGGCCTGCACAGGATTGTTTGATAACATAAATTCCTTCTATGATCCAAGAAGTCGTTATAACAGGATCGAAGCAGTTGATGCTTTCGATGCCAAAATTATTGACGACAGATTGTTAATGGTTGGAAGATAATAACTGACAACTATGACAATAGGATGTAATCAAATAGTGGATTGTATTCTTAAGAACTGTGAGAATCTCGTTCCCGGTATTAAGGATATCGCTTACTTTATCAATCTTGATTGTATTGATAAAGACTTAAGCACGTTTGATCCAACTAATCAACTGCTTTGCACACAACTTGTGTTAAAGACTGTCTCTCCGCCATGTTATGCTTATTGTGTCACGGGATATAATTTTTCAAATGAGCATAAAACTACAATGGTCAAAAAAACTTATCAGAAAGTGTGGGATCATGGTTTTGTTTTCAGGATTTTTGACAATACACCGGAAGATAAATTATGGATTGAAAACGCAAAAGACAGCCGGTTTGTTGTGATTATTGAAAACAACTATAACAAACCTGATACCGTACTTGGTGCGGGGAGAACAGTCTTTGAGATTCTTGGTTGGGACTTTGGACTTGAACTGAACGCAGCTGAAAGAGATGCTAATTCCGATGAACTTCTTGGAGGATGGCTTTTGACAGCAGGATGTTCAGACAAACTGAAAGAAAGTTATATGCCACTTACATATTTTGTCGGTGGAACAATAGCTGATACAAGGATTGCTCTGGCTTCTTTGGTTGCTCCATGCTGCCTATAGATAAGTGCGGATTAACATAATAGACAATATATCCATGTATCTCAAAAATCCGCATTTTTTTCTTTATAAACATGACACTTGTAGATGAAATACAATTGTTTTCGAGGGACTTTATAAATTACAAGTCATTCAGGACCTCAAAACGAAAGGCAAAGATCAGAGAGGCTTATAAATTACTCACAGGCGAGAGCATAAAAATTTCATGCCATACCTGTTATATTGAAGCATTATTTAAAATTATAAATAGTAAAAAAATGGCAACGCCAAACTATCAATTAAAAAAAGGAGTTCTATTACAGGCTTTCGGTGATGCATCGAAGACTTGCACGAATGACACATTGACTGATGAACTTGGGAAATGGTATCTGGAAAATTATCCTGAAAAGATAATTTATTTTGATCGCACTCCGACAAATGTAGTTATTCCTCCTGCAATAAAGATTATACCTCCGGTTAAAAAAGAAGTTAAAGTTGAACCGGAAACTAATACAAAGTTAATTGCTGATGTGTTAAATTCAGTTTCAGGAATAGAACCTCCGGTTAAAATCGAGCCCCCAAAGATA